GCACAGGCTACGCTTAGATGCGTTTTCGAAAATTTTCGGAAACAAGAAACCGGAACGAATTCCAGTTCTCGGTCCTACTTCTATGTGTGGTTAGGGTGTACGTGTTTGCGGTCGCGCGGCGCTGGCCAAAGGGTTTTAAGACCCCCGGCCGGCACGCCTAATCTTCAGGGAGAGGTTATTCGCCTTCCCCGTGGTCCCGCTACGCCTCCAACAACATTATGGTTTAGTTGTTGGCGTTTAAATACGTAACGTTTTACCGCCGCCTGATCACCCGAGGTTATAAGAAGCTTATTCGGCTATCTTATACTTCCAGTGGTCAGCGTCGCGCGATGGAATCAGAGTCGTGGTTCACACTAAGGACTTGGACTGTATCCCTTTTGAGGATACGGACTTTTCTCCTGGTGTTTATCAACCAAGGCTCAACCGGTGTAACCGAATCCCTCATTTGGAGGGGTATCAATTTAAGAGCGTGTTACAGTTATACTTTAACCCGCCAGGCATAGTTTAGAGGCCTGGGAGTATATAACCTCCCCTGTGCTTCTACTCTTGCACCGAGAGTCCAGATACTAAGTCATCTGTCCACTCTCTGCCGCACCTTATATTGGTACTATTTGGTTCCCATTAAGAGCTATCGGGGGGGTGATACACCCAACCTCGCGATAGCCCAGTTAATTGGAAGTTCGGCCGGGGGCTCTTCGATCCCCGGAACGGACGACACTCATAGTGACTGAGAAGTAATTCTCATTATTGGGTTACATCTCCCCAATAACAAGACACTATCTCGGAGTCTACAGTACGAAAATACTGCACCTCTACCGTCGTCCAATTAACTGTTCCTAAAAGGTTCAGTAGTACCTTACAAGTCGTACAAGGTCGAATTCTAAGAAAGTTAAGGCAATTAGGGAATATTCTCGTTCGGGAGGCCCCGCCCACTCCTGTCAAGGAAGGGCTTCGGACTTTCGTCTACCTCCAACGATGATAAGGGCCCATCTGTGTTTCTTGAGTATTAAACAGACTCGGACCGCAGCTACGGCCTACCCCTATCGTCAGATAGGATTCCCATTAACCTACTTTCTAGCGCTTATTTAGGACACGTGGTTCACGTGAACGTCTGAATGATGAGGAGAAAGAATGTCAAAGGGTCAGTGCTACTGCCTCTTTTACATCTTTTACTTCCTTATCAACGCGTATATAGAGTTCCTTAGGTAAAGGAAGAAGAGCAAGATCCGCATAAAGCGTTTCTAATTTCTCCGCCAATACCTCAAAGTCTTCTATCTGCGCGTCTTCCAGACTTTCACATGCTTCTCTTATGTTACGAACGTCTACTAGAACATCCATAAAGGGTATTCGGTAAACGTAATTCTTTAGATCCTCAAGAATATGTTGATATTCTTGACATTCCCTAATCCCTTCGAATCGTAAGAATCGATCGGAGTTAGGGTCAATCGGGTGTATTTTCGTATCACGATAATACTCTCGATCGCGTCTAACTTCCACCAACTTCTTCACCAGACGGAGATTATTCTCCATCCGGTCAATTGATTCTAAAATCAATTGCTTAAGATGTAAATGGAAGTTTTGACGAAGAGCTTGCATACGAGCCGAGGTTGAACCTCAACTAGTATACAGACCCTTTGATCTAAAGAAATCCGCCCATGTCCGGGGTTTAAACCCGGACGGAGCGATCGCAGCTAAAAGAAGTTTACGTCAGCGAGATCCCAATTTAAAGAAAGGTCTATGCAACTGTCCAAGCACGCGGTATCTAGCCCCAAAAAGGGATAGATACGAACTGTAGCTCAAATCGTACTTAAATGCGAATTGAACTGCAGCCTGCGTAGATTGGATAGAAGCAAAGATCTCTTTAAGTGGGACCGGAGAAATATTCACGCCTTTGTAGAGAGTTCGTTTTGCGAACTCCACTACCTTCCCTGAAGGAGATTCAAGAGACTTGGATAGGTTTATCCCTACCCCAATCTCTTTCATCACCTTCAGGTATTCTTGAGCGACGACCTTGTTACTAATAACAATATCGTCACCTAGAACGGCATAATCCTGAAATCATTTCTCTTGCTGCGTAACTCCACTTCTCTCAGCAGCCCATTGCACGATGGCATGGTGCGTTAAAGCCAGCATTCCTCAAGAAGTCAACGCCCCCATAGGCTGACCGACCTGGTAATAGATAGGAAGCATCCGAGGATGCTCCACATCTTTACCATAGTCGACATTAGCCAAATAGGGACGACCGATTAACAAGTACATTCAACATTGCGCCGCTCAAAGTCCCAGGATTGGGGCCAAGAGTTGACATTGAAGAAGTACAGGTAATCGATCGGTCGCAGATGACAGATCAAAACAATACCTAGGAGAATTAACTCCTAAGGTTTTGTTTAATCGTTCAAGAGGTTTATACTGGTCAAACGTACCATCCTGGGGTAAAAGACGGAGGACTTCGCAAATCCGATCCCACAACGGTTTCATCAACCATTGTGTTCACGGATCAACCATTGCGAAGACCCGAATTTTACCTGCAGGTTCATCCTTAAAACCAAGTTTTCCAATCTCTGGCGTCCCTTTGACCAACTTACGTTGGACATAAGGCTGCAAGAGCGCGAAGGCATCAATACGGTTAAGGACTGCCTTATTACCCGTCATCTTACATCAGTTCTCTAGTCAATTATATGACTGTTGACCTATTGGAAGACTCCGAGTAGCAAGCCAGGCCGAAGCCGCACTGATTACCCCCGCGGGTGAAGTACTGATAGGGGTCGGTTGATCCTTACCAGCCCTTACACTAGGGGAAGACTTGGAAATTAAGAATGGAACTGCGACCAAATCTTTCAATTTCTGACCCGGCCTGGATAGGGATTTTCCCATCCAAGTCTTATTAAATCCACTCATCTTACGCATTTTAATACGTCAAAATGAAGAGACAAAATAACTTCATGGTGAGAGCACTTCTGCTCCCAACACGAAGGGATCAGTAATTGATTGAAGCTTAAGCTTTCCAGGTATCTCGAGAATTCGATATAGACTGAAAAGCGTAAGCCAGAATCTCATGACAGGTATGTCGCCTGCCCTGATTTTCCGTCGGTCCAAGATGGGGATCCACTTACGTGGAAGACCCAACCCATTACGTGCAAAACGAGCTGCTAAGGGAGTTATGTCCTGTAAGCGATGTCCACCGATACTCTGCTGCGTTGTGACATACAATGCCTTCAGTGTAATAACTAAGTATGTTAAACTTGTATTGCGCTGAAGAGAGTAACATTTGGACAAGAAGGTAATTAATACCTTCACTCGACCTCTATAAACCCTAATCCCCGTCGACGGCATTACTCTAATGAATAATGCCGCCAACGGACGACCCGCTTTTACACGGATCATGGCACTCCACTTTGATGGATCTAAACATAATCCCGTAGCTGTCGCGACAAAATAAAGGTATTTATTAATATTTTTAAATTGTTGTGTAGCTTCGTTTTTATAATTAAATTTTCACCAGCCTGGAGACTTCGGTTTCCAGTACTTTCGTACTGGGCCGCAGCCACCCGTTCAAGGGTACTAGGGTGTTCTAGTAATCGGCTTACTGTTGGTAATCAGTCACCTTCGTGACAGCCCCCCAGGGATTACTCCCTGATTTCAGTTTCTGTACCCGCCCGAATTTCACGGTACGGTAAAGTCTTGTCATTATCAAGTACAAGACATCAGAAACCTAGCTGGCAAAAGGACCAGACTCCAACAGGACCGAAACGGCATAGTAGCTGTAACTAGAATCACTTTGCGACTTTCTCCTCCAAACTACTGAGGGGGTGCTAACCCCCGTTGGTCTGTTTGTTTCGCGAAAACGAGGCATACTTACCACAAAGTTATCCAATTCCGCTTGCTATACCGGAACGTCCATTGGGATGCTTGCGATCAGTCACGAAATCGTAACCTCTCAAGGGAAGATGCTAATTAATCAAAATTAACACTAACCTAAGCACCTAACAAGGTATTTAGTTAGATAGTGCCCTTAC